ATACCACCATTCACCATCTTGAAATTCAATGTTTTTTGTTTTAGTGCGTTTCACTCCAGTTGTCTCCTATTTTATATTCACCATCAAGAGGACAGCGCATATTAAAATACTGACCTGCTTCTATTAAGGCTTCGACACCAAGCTTTCCAAAAAGTTCTGCTTGATCTTGTTTAACTTCCACTTGCCATTCATCATGAATGTTAGCAACGATCTTCACATCTTCAGATAACCAACTGTTAAATAATACCAAAGCTTTCTTCATAACGATTGCACCCCCACCTTGTAACTTAGTATTTAATGCTGAATGAGAAGAACGAATTAATAATTTACGATTATCTAATCCTCTTACCCATCCTTGTCCTGCCTCATTCAATACTCTCTCACGTAAAGCTCCAAGTGCAGGTGTCTTATTAAGAAAATTCTCAATCAATTTCTTACCATCTTTGCTACCACGTCCTATAATTGAGCCAATCTTCTTTGCACCTGCACCATAGAGCAAGGCATAGATAAAGGTTTTAGCTTGATCCCTTGTCTGCAGCCCTGCATTTTTTTGATTAACAGAATGAATATCACCTTCAAGTAATTCTTTTATATAGTCTTCATCATTCATATAGTGAGCAAGCATTCGTAATTCCAATCCACTTGCATCTATACCTACCAATACTCTACCTTCTGGTACAGTCCAACACGTTCTACATTCAGAACCATAAGGAGAATAAGACGCAGGTACTTGAGCCATGTTAGGTTTGGCATGAGCCATACGTCCTGTGATAGTACGTAATGTCAACACTTGACCATGTACTCTATCATCATAAGAATGATCCAATGCTTCTAGCCATGAATTTAATTGAGCAATTCTTTTTTGTAACATTAAATATTCAGAAATAAGTTTTGCTTCTGGCATATCTATTGTACGTAATACTTTTTCATCTACTATAATACTTCCTTTATCAGTAGTATGTTTAGGTTTCCACCCCTTCTCTTGCAATCTCTCAGCTATTTGCTTACGTGATCCTACATTAAACTCTTCCATCTCTACTTTTAATTTAGTTTTTAATTGTGTTTCTATTCGCTTTGGTGGAAAAGTTTTTTGTAATTCAGTTCTTATTTCTATTAATCGTTTATCTAATTTGGAAACTAAATCCATAGTATAAAGTTGGTTAAGATAAAATCCATGTTGCTCTTGTTCAGTTGTTATCTTTTTTACATCATGTTCAAGTTGTATACACTCTAAAGAAAATCCTCTTAACTCTTCACGTAAATGTACGTATACTTTTTGTGTAAGAGCTACATCTATTTTACAATAGTCCAACATCTCTTGACTATAATTATTCCAATCAGCATGATTACCTTTAGGAGATTTTAATACCCATCCCCATGCACCTAATGAATGTCCATGTTCACGTATAGGATTAGCAATCTGACTTAAGAGCATGGTATCAAACAGTTTTTTATGAGGTAAATGAGCACCCCATAATCGTCTTAATATAGGAGCATCAAATGAAATAATATTATGTCCAATAATCTTATCATAATTCTTTTCATCCATATAAATATTAAACATATCAGCATCAGTGAAGACAGCAAATTCATTTGATCCTACTTCCTGACAGACAACACACCAGATTGTATCTGGAGTTAAACCATTTGTTTCTATATCAAGTATAACTTGGCTCATAATTTTACCTCTTCAAAATCTTCTACCTCTTCCATGTCTGGAAATATTTCTGATAACCTTCCTGTCTCTCTGTCATAATGAAGATAAGAACTTGGACCTGTCAAGCCAGAAAATCTATTCTTTAATACACGTATCAAAGTTACGTTCCTTTTATATGGATCATCATCTTGTCCATCTCTTTCCAATCCTAGTACCATGTTAGAAAGTTGACCTATACCTGCTGTACCTCTGAGCTCACTAAGAGAAGTTTGTCCACCTTCCTCATGAGACTTACCTGTAGGTCTTTTACTATGACTGACCATGCCTAGCCATATATCTAACTCAATCGTTAAAGTTTTTAACTTGGTAGCAATCTCATCTAAAGCTTTTCTTTCATCACCTTGTTGTTGATCACTAACAAGTATAGAGATATGATCTAATAAGATATACTTACAGTCACATCCAAGAGCAAGATACCTAATAGTATTTACAATGGTATCAACATCATTAGAACCAAAGCTGTCAAAGAAAAAGTATCTGTTCTTTCCTAGTGTATCTCTATATGCATTATCCCATTCATCATTACTAATCTCTACTGTGGGAATATGAATAGGTTTGTTAGCAGAAATAGACATCACACCTCTGGCTGAATCATCAAGTGTATCTTCCAAGAAGATCATTCCAATATTATCTTCAGTTGTTTTTTGAATATGATAAGCAAGTTCACGTAACACTTGTGTCTTACCCATGCCTGAACCTGCTGTGATTGTCCACATCTCACCACATCTGATACCATAAGTTAAATCTTGTAAGGCATCCCAAGGTAGAGGAAGACATGCAGGTTTCTTTTTATTTTTTAATTGTTGATATAAAGAATTACCTGCTACGATACCTGCAGGTGTGTACTTCTCTGCAGAAAACCAAATGTTTTTAAATTCATGATCCTTTCCTTCTTTGAGATAATCACATGCATCTTTAAATCCATTATCAAGTTTCATTATCTTTGCTTTGTTAGGAAACAATTCAGCTACCTGCTGACTAGCTTTCTGTCCTGCCTCATCATTATCAAAACAGATAGCAATCTCACTGAACGAATCAAGATAAGTATAGTTTTGTTTACAATTTTTGTAAGCAACTGATGCACTATGAACAGACACAGCAGGATACCTAGAACCTAATAGTTGATAACAGGCAAGAGCATCCAACTCTCCTTCAGTAATAGTAATTCCTTTAGAAGAACTTTTAGGAAACAGTTGTTGTCCAAACAACGTGGCTGATTTACTAAAACCTTCCCACCCAAAATCTTTTCCTGCTCTACGTACCTTGTTAGCTACGTGCTTACCATCCACATCATAGTAAGGATAATAATGAGCAACATCTTTAGTGATACTCACATTATATTTCTTACAAGTTGTGGCTAATATTTTTCTATCCTCAATCGCTTGGTTACCATCTATACCAAAAGACAATTCAGAATTATTACTTTTATTTTCTACTACATTATCAAACATATTCGTTAGCTCCTCTGCTTTAAAATATTTTTCACATCCACCTCTGAAACAGTAACCATGTCCATCTTCATAGACAGTGAAAGCATTTGAAGAAGTCCCACAAGGACAAGGTAAATGTATTTTAATTTCTTTATCAATCATTAAAGTTCCTAAAAGATATTATAAATTATTATTATTAATTATTATCTTTAAAAGATATTATAAAGATCTTTAAAAGATATGTCAAGAAGATTTTAATTAAATGCTCCAATTAACATACAGATTATTAATAAACCTAGCCAAAACATAGGGTGCATTAAATAATTCATTCTTCATTTCCTTTCTTTTTATGTTTCTTTTTTCGAGAATAGGATACCTTACTCCTCACCACACGTTGATGATAAAGAGGATCACGTAAGAGTTTTGCTAAAAAATTTCTCTGCTTTATAGTTTTCCTATCCATAATGTTAGTATCCCACCGATTAAAATAGTAGATGCTACCACATTAATTACAATGATGGCTCTATCGTGCCATAGTAATCCCACATAAGTCCATCCAATGCTACCTAATAAAGTAACATATAAATCCAGAGGTTGTATCATAGCACTACGAAGTAGCAACCCTGCGATAAGAACTATAGAAGAAATCCATTTAACATACCAAGAGAAATCACCTTTCGGTGTTACCTTATCCACACTAATCTTTTACCTTCCATGCTTTAGGATTGTCCGACCATACATGATCAGCCCAATGATTAGGGTAGTACTCACCATCTCTATCTTTATTATCACTTGTTGTAGGTGCAATACCATATAACTCTTTCATATCATCTAGTAAATCTTGAAGTTTATGTAAGTCATAGGCACTAACATATCTAATATTAAAATCATTAAACACATCTTTACCTGCATTAAATAAATCTAGTAAGTGTTTCTTCTGTTCTTCATTTAGTTCCATTATTTTTCTCCTATAATAATATTAGTAGTAATGTAAGTAAAATCATTTCTATACTCTTTCTTTATATGACACACATTATATCAGAAATAAAATTAATGTCAATAATTATTATTTTCTTCTTCAATTAATAGGGAGAGAAGAAACATAAATACTCCTATGCCTACCACTCCCAAACAAATAGTCTGGGTTAGTTCTCCACGAGGAATTAAAACAAAGCCTAACATCCCATGTAAAGCTATAGCCCATCCACCATAGTGGAAAAATTTATATAACATTGTTACCACCTTTCTTACCAAATCGGTAATTATTTTGTATGCTTAATGTTCTTTAGGATGTGAGCAATAACATCTATTGTCCACCCATTACCAAGCATTTTATATCGTTGTGAGTTACTGACACCTTCAGTATAATTATCTTTTACAGTTTGTAGTCGTTCACATTCAAGAGGTGTGAGCTTTCGCCATGAATGTTGATGCTCTCCATAGGCATCAGGATACCTACCTTTAGGTAATGGTGATACCACAGTATCTTTTGTAATAGTAGATAAACTTCTAGACTTTTGTTTACCATTTACTTCAAGGCATTGTACTACAGGTAACTCTAGTTGCTCATCTTTTCTTATATTATTCTTATCAATTCTTCTACCTGTTATTGCACCTGCACTACAATATACTTTAGGTTCTCTATGACCACCTTGCATGGTGGTTAGTGATGGTGCTTTACCTTCTTTAGAGTAAACTCTTTTAATAATATCATAACCTTTTATATCAGCTTCACCTACCTGTAGACAATCAAATACTAATTGTCGTCTAGACTTTTCAAAGTACATCTTTAAACTTCCACCTTTAAAGTAATTAGCATCTAGACAATAAGACTTCTCTCTATCTACACATCCACATTCAAGTACATCTTTTAATTGTATACCTTTATCTACAGGTTGTGTTACATTAGGAATGTTAGTCCAATACAATCTCTTCCTATTCTGTGCTGATACTAAAGAGCTATTGATTTGTATTGGCTCAACACCTAGATACTTTGATATAATATCTACATACTCTTGTTTCATCTTTACATTTTCTAATAAGAAATACTTTGGTTTTAATAATTCTTTTATCTTTATATATTCAAAAAATAATTTCCCTCTTGGATCATCAAAAGCTAATCCATTTCCTGCATAAGAAAAGGATTGGCATGGGCTACCACCTATTAGTAAGTCTACCTTAGGAAACTTATGTTCTCTCCAGAATTTACTAACTTGTGTTACATCTCCAAGATGTTTCGTGTTAGGATAATTCTTTTCAGCTATCTGAATAGCATACTTATCTATCTCACTAGCAAAATAATTATCCACCTTAATACCTGCTCTCTCTAATGCTTGTTGACCACAAGACATCCCATCAAATAAAGATAATACATTCATTTTCCTTGTCCTCTATATTTTTTCCATGACCTTCTCTTATGTTTGTTCTTTGGTTTGCTCCTAGAAGACTGACCAATGGAAGTTCTTTTCTTTACAGTATCATTATTATATACATATGTTCTTATCATGCTACTATCTCTTTTATTTTTCTAATTTTATACGCATTCTCATAATTTGTCGTGTGAATTTTATAGTATTCTTCTGTTATTACATAGTCATCAATGTAAACTCTGATACATTTACTCTTGTTCATAGGTTGTCCATCAGAATATAAATGCCATTGATGTTTCTCACTATCAATAAGGTATTGTCCTCTTGCTCTTAATTTATATCTACTTTTATTGAGATACTTTCTTAATTGTTTAAGAAACTTTTGTCCTTCTTCATCATTAGGTATCTCACTAAACATATAGAAATGTCCTTTATCTTGTGCCATTATCTAACTCCTCTTCTATTGAATTAATTAATACTCTCACTCGTGATAACATTCTTTTTATATTATCAACATCATAGTGTTTACTTTTATTTAATGCTCTAGCAACATGGTTAATATCCATATCAAGTATACTAACTTCTTCTCCTTTTGATTGAGAGAAGTATGTTAGGTTATTATTCATATCAATAGGTACACTTCTCTTGTTCTCCATTGATGCTACCTCTATTAATTCTCTAATCTTCATTGAACATCTCCTGTTGTTTATCATCATGAGTAACTACCTCACATCTACATTTAAAATTTTGTAATGCTATCTTTTTCATGTTTAGTTTTTCTTTCTTAATAAGTTCAATAAACTTATCTAACACTTGTTCTTGTGTTTTTTTAGGTAAGTCTTTTAATGGGTTAAATTCTAATATCATTTGTTATATCCTTTATAATAATTTTCTATGTCATCAAATAATTTAACTGCCTCATCATCATCTCTTAACCAATCAGCTAGAGATGTTGCTTGTTTTATTTTATATTCTCTAGTGAATTGATGTTGCTCTTGGTTAGTAACCTCATCAAACTCTTTATCTATTAGGTCATTAGACATTTTCTTTTCCTCTCTTTATTATAGCTACATCTCCTACGAGATGTGCTTGGTGATTAATACCTATGTCATTGTAATATGTTTGTAATAATTTAGTAGCAAATATATTCAATGGTTTCTGTTTTAATAATCCTTCTTCATCTATCCACATTTCAAAACTTTTACCAAGAGATACAATCTCTATTATGTCTGTGTTTATATGTGGATAAATCTCTGTGAATGTAGGTGTACCTTTAGTTTCTACCTCATACTCCTCGCCATTTGCTTTTCGTATTTGTGTTATCATTGCTTGTCCTCTCACATAACAGTTAATAAATATAGATAAAGCATAAAAAGAAATGCTATTATCCATGTAGATAAGGCAACCTTCAGTAAAAATTTAATCATACATTCTCCTCATCTCATGCTCTAACTTTACAAGTTTAGGATTGTCTGATTCAT